GTATTTTTATGCTCCAATCACGACAAGAGGATAAAAGGTGCGTGCATGGTGAGACACACCGAAAACAGGATGATTAAAGAGAGCCACTCTCAAAACTTGAAAGGAGACATTAACAATGGCAGAGACAAACACAACGCAAGGGACACTAACTCCGCAGACACAGCAGCCACAGCAGACGCAAGCGCAAGCGGCAGCACAGACGCAGGCCGTACCCGCAGCACAGACTCCACAGATCGATTATGACAAGATCACACAAATCCTGGAGGGGCGCCTTGGATCCGCGGAGGACGCGACATTGAAAGGGTATTTTAAGCAGCAGGGCATGAGCAAAGAAGAGATGGAACAGGCGATCAGTCAGTTTAAGGCACAGAAAGCCGCGCAGCAGCCGGATGTAAGTGCCATCCAGCAACAGCTGACACAGGCGCAGGCGATTGCTCAAAAAGCCGAAATTGAGAAGCAGGCAACCCTGGAGGCATTAGAGCTCGGGGTTGACGTCAAAACACTTCCTTACCTCCTTAAGATGGCGGATTTAACTGGCGCAGTAGGGAACGACGGTAAAATCAATCCGGAGGCGCTAAAGACAGCTTTAAGCAAGGTGTTGGAGGATGTGCCTGCCTTAAAGCCTGCGCAGGAACAAAACCAGGGCTTCCAGCAGATCGGAGCCGCGGGGAAACAGCAGCAACAAACCGACGAGGATGCGCTGAAAAGGGCATTCGGCCTATAAGAAGAAAGGTGGTATATAAATGCCAGTATATGATTATGCAGAGAATTTTACCAATTTACTGCAGCAGAAATATGTGAAAGAGCTATGCTCAGATGAATTGACAAAAAGCAACGCGGGAGTGATGTTTATTAATGCGCAGACGATTAAACTGCCGCGAATGTCCTTGTCCGGGTATAAGGACCATGTGAGAACCCCCGGCTTTAACAGCGGAACCATGAGTAATGACTGGGAACCCAAGAAATTAGAACATGATCGAGATATTGAATTCTTCGTGGATCCTATGGATATTGATGAGACTAACTTGACCTTGTCAGTGGCCAATATCCAGAATACCTTTGAGACGGAGCAGGCAATCCCGGAAAAAGATTCCTACCGATTTTCCAAATTGCACAGTGAATTTGGAGCCTATGGCGGAACTTCCATGACCTCCACCCTGGACGAGCAGACAATCCTGGAAGTATTTGACGAAATGATGGCAAAGATGGACGAAGCAGCCGTCCCGGAAGAAGGAAGGCTGTTCTATGCCACGCCGGCGGTAAGAAAGATACTAAAAGCCGCAGAAGGAATTCAGCGGAACATCACTGTGAATACCGCTAATGGTATCAACCGCGTTGTACATTCTCTGGACGACGTGAAGATTAAATCCGTTCCGTCTGCCAGAATGAAAACCAAATATGATTTCACGGATGGGTGTGTCGCTGATGCAACCGCAAAACAGATCAACTTCATCATTATGCATCCGTCGGCAGTGGTGTGCAGGGATAAGTATTCCTACATCAAGCTGTTTACTCCCGGCACCGACTCCCGGACCGCAGACGGCTATCTGTACCAGAACCGAAATTATGGCGACCTTTTCCTTCTGGAAAAGAAAATTGACGGCGTAGGCATGCACGTCCAGGCATAAGGAGGGGAGATATCGAATGAAAGCAGTAAAAGGAAATAAGGTTTACACTATTGACGAAACGAGCAAAGCCCGTTATGTGAATGACGGTTTTGACGTTCAGAATGACAGCGGGGAAATTATTACTTATGGCAAGGGGAAAACCGTGCCTTACGAGCAATACGCAGCCCTCAAGAAGGAACTGGAAGAAATCAAGACTGCAGAGAAGGAGGCCACAGAGGAGACCACAGAGGAGAAGACCGGCGGGAACACCAAGAAGCCAGATAAGGCAGCCAAAGAGGAGGGATCTCTGAAGGGCGGTGAGTGATATGCGCTATGAGGCTTATGCTACACCGGAGGAGTTCGGTGAGGAATGCCCTGGTTGCGATATCGCAACAGAAGAACTGCCGGCTGCCCTGAAAAAAGCGTCCAGACATATTGACTCCCTGACCTACAATCGAATTGTAGGCCGGGGATTTTCCAATTTGACCGTTTTTCAACAGGACATTATCCGGGAGGTGGTTTGCCAGCAGGCACAGTTTGAGTATGACAATGCGGAAGTGATTGACTCAGTGCTGTCTTCTTACAGCATTAACGGTGTGTCTATGCAGTTCGGATCCGCATGGAATGTATTTGCCGGCAAGGGTATCGCCATGCGGCGGGACGTATACCAGCTGCTCTGCCAGACGGGCCTGTGCTGCGGATTGGCGGTGAGATAATGAAATATCCAAAACTGGTCTTGCCGCAGTATTGCCGGACACCTATAAAGGTTACGATCTACGAGGAGGGACTTTCCGAGGACGGCGGGCCTAAAATTGCCTTTGAGGCGGATGATCTAAAATGTAATTATCAGGACACTGCAAAGACGATCTTCACTGACGACGGAAAGAAGATCCAGCTATCTGGTCAGGCTATTTTCTGTGTTGATTTTTGTCCGGGAATAGAAACCATTACTGGAGGAGTAGCAAGAATACACGGGGAGGACCGAAAGATTCACAAAGGAATAAAGGCACGGAATCCTGATGGTTCCGTGAACTATGTACGGTTGGGTCTGATGTGATGAGAGTAAAGGTACGAATTACGTTAAATCCAGCCAAAATTTTGGAGCTGCAGAAGGCTGTGGAGACATCCCGGGAGCAGGCAGCAGAGGCGATCAAGTCGGATATTATATCGTCTGCGGTGGTACCAAAGGAAGAGGGGGCTTTGGAACGATCTATAGCCGTAATCCGATCCGGCAGCCGGTTTCGAATTGTTTTCAATACACCTTACGCCCGGCGTTTGTACTGGCACCCGGAATACAATTTCCGAAGGGACAAAAACCCGAACGCGCAGGGCTTGTGGATGCAGGAATATATAGACGGCAGCAAAAAGGACTTGTACCGGAAGCTATTTGTGTACTTCCTTAAGCAGAATGCAGGGGGGCTGATCAAGTGACACTGGCAGACGTAAAAGACTTTTTAAAAAGTAAGATCCAGTGCGAAAACTGGTATGCAGGAAAGAGGGATCCTACCAAGGAACAGAGCATTACAATTTTCCCCACCCAGGGGCCGGCACCGATAATCCCCGTTGGTGGTTTGGAGCGCAAGAGTTGGGAGACGAAGGCTGTTTCCGTGCTGGTCCACTGGGGGAAGTATGCCACCCCCGCTGAAGAAAAGGCGCAAGAGGTTTATAACCTGCTATTTGGTCAAACGGCTGCCATTAGGGGCAAGCGGGTAGCTTTTTTCGATATGCGGACCAGTGAGCCGGTTGGTATGGGTACCGATGATGGCGGTATCTTCGAGTATGTAATTAATTTTGTTATCTACTACAACAAGTAGAGAAAGTGAGGTAAAGTATGACACCTTTAGGCGTTTTTCCCGTGTATGAACTAAAGTTTAAGATTGGCATAAAAGGAGTATCCAGTGCCGCGGCCGACATGGTAGAGATCGCCGATATGGAAAGCTTTGGCTTCTCCATTGACGGTAACGTGGAAAGCTGGACTCCGATGAGTACAGACGGGTGGCAGCGCTCCCTGATGACGGGTAAGTCTTTCAGCTTCGACGTGAAGGGTAAAAGGAACGTCGGCGATCCGGGCAATGACTATGTAGCCAATACGGCATACAAGGACGGTCTGGACTGCAGCACAAAGGGGGCTATTGAGTTCCCCGATGGCGCGACATTGGCCTTTGACTGTGTACTGAATGTAACCAATGTCGGGGGCGGTGAGTCCACCGGCGTCGCTCCCCTGGAGTTCACTATCCAGGGAGACGGAAAACCGACGTATACAGCAGCAACATAATAATTTTAGCCGGAGAGGGAATCTTCCCTCTCCTTTTGAAAGGAGCCTAAGCATGGCAAAATTTTACGATATAGCAGAGAGGATGCAGGTCGGACGCCAGAAACCAGAAGTGAAGCTGAACGATGAGCATGTCTATAAGATCAATACAAGTAAGAGCGCGGTGTTGTATATCCAGGGGATCTATGATGACAAGAGCAAAGATGACATTGCGAAGCTGGATGAAGTTATCAAAGTCGCCTTGGGTAAAGAGGCGGCTGAGTATATTGATAGTCTGGATCCATCAATGGAAATCCTGATGCTGATCATAGAAACAATCATGGCAGCCATTAGCGGAATCGATCTGGAGGAGGCGGAAGCCGCCACCAAGGAGGCAGCCAAAAAGGCCCAGAAGAAAAGCAAATAAGTGGTACTCCATAGAGGATGACTGGGAGCTGATTGAGGCCTCTTTTACAACACAATACGGGATCCGGCTAACGGAAACAGACATGGACTGGCAAGAGTTTTGTGTGTTGTTATCCGGGTTAATGCCGGAGACTCCTCTGGGGAGAATCGTTGCAATCCGGTCAGAAGAAGATCGTGATATACTCAAGGGATTTACACCAGAACAGAGGGCAGTCCGAAGTGAGTGGCGGTCGCGAAAGCACTGCGAACAAGTGGTACAAATGAGCGAAGAGGAAAAGCTGGTGGCAGTTAAGTCTATACAAAAAATGTTTGAAAAAGCTTTTGCAGAAAAGAGGTGAAACGTTGTCGGATAGTGTAGGTAAGATCGGGCTCGACCTGGAAGTAACCGGTGACCTCAATGACCAAATCCAGGAGGCAGTTGCGAATGTAGGCCAGAAGATAGAGGCGGCATTTAAGACAGGGGGCATGGAAACCGGATTAAAAGATATGCTTGACCGGGTTTTTAAGGCGTTTGACCAGAACATGAAAACAGTCGTGGCTACCATGTCGAAACAGTTCGG